TAACAAAATCAAATCACTTCTTAAAAAAAATAAACAAGAGGTTTCAAGAATAGCTAAATTACCAAGAAATAAAAGAACTAAAGCAGATGATGAAATGTTTGATAATATGATTAATAAAACAAAAGAATTAAAAAAACTTGAAAAAGATCTTAAATAATATTCAATTAGTTTTTATAATAATTTTAGCAATTGCTTTAATTTTAAGTTTTTTATTTAGACCCTCAAAACCTATTAACACTTATGAAAGTGAGATAAACCAATTACAAACAATAAACAAAGAATTAAGGTTATCTAATGATAGCCTTACTTCAGCTAATAATAAGTTACAAAAAGAAATTAATACAATACTCTATGCTATTGATAGTACAAAAGTTATCTTAAGAAAAACTGAAGATAAATTAGCAGAGTTAGAGAAAAAAAGAAATGAAATACCTAATATCATTAATAATATGGACAGTGATGATATTACCATTAACATCTCAGACTATCTCCAGAGGAGAAGTAAAGGAAATAATTAATAGCAATGGTGATACTTTAATTTTAATGAATTTAGAAGATGCTAAAATTATATTAAGTGATCTTTTAGAATATGAAATTGTTGATAGTCTTCTTACAGTTTATAAAGAAAAAGATACTTTAAATACTAATACTATATCATTACAAAAAGATGTTATAGTTAAACTTACTCAAAAATCATTTAATCTTCAATCTATAGTAGATAACTTTGAAGGTATTCTTCAAAATAAGGATATAGAAATTGATATAAAAACACAAATTATTGAACATCAAAATAAAGAAATAAAAAAACAAAAAACCTTAAAAGTAGTTGGGTTTATTGGATCTATTTTATTACCTATACTCACATTAATAGCTTTAATTTAATATGAGTGATATAAAAAAAGTAATAAGACAAGAATATTTAAAATGTGCTTCAAATCCTGTACATTTTATGAAAAAATACTGTTTCATACAACATCCCCAAAGAGGTAGAATTCAATTTAATTTATTCCCATTTCAAGAAAAAGTATTAACTTTATTTCAAGATAATCCTTACTCATTAATCCTAAAATCAAGACAGTTGGGAATGTCTACCTTATCTGCTGGATACTCTTTATGGTTAATGTTATTTCATAAAGATAAAAATATACTTTGTATAGCAACAAAACAGGAAACAGCAAAAAATATGGTTACAAAGGTAAAATTCATGTATGAAAATTTACCTTCATGGCTTAAAGTTACAGCAGATGAAAATAATAAATTAACCTTACGATTATCAAATGGATCCCAAATTAAAGCTACTTCAGCAGCTTCAGATGCAGGTAGATCAGAAGCAGTTAGTTTACTACTAATAGATGAGGCAGCCTTTATTGAAAATATAGGTGAGATATGGGCTTCAGCTCAACAAACATTAGCTACTGGAGGTGGATGTATAGCATTATCTACTCCCTATGGTACAGGAAATTGGTTTCATCAAACATGGGTTAGAGCAGAAAATAAAGAAAATGATTTTTTACCTATTAAACTTCCTTGGTTTGTACATCCTGAAAGAGATCAAGCATGGAGGGATAAACAAGATGAATTATTAGGTGATCCTAGAATGGCAGCTCAAGAATGTGATTGTGATTTTTCAACTTCTGGCGATGTAGTATTTTATCCTGAATATATAGAATACTATGAAAAATCATTTATTAAAGATCCTTTGGAGAGGCGAGGAGCAGACCGTAACTTATGGGTATGGGAACCATGTGACTATTCAAGAAATTATATGGTTATAGCAGATGTTGCTAGAGGAGATGGAAAAGACTACTCAGCCTTTCATATTATTGATATAGAAAATAATGTACAAGTTGGAGAATATAAAGGACAATTAGGAACAAAAGAATATGGACATCTATTAGTAGGTATAGCTACTGAATATAATAACGCCTTATTAGTAATAGAAAATGCAAGTATAGGATGGTCAACAATACAAACAGTAATAGATAGAGGATACGATAATCTCTATTATTCACCTAAAAGTGGAGAAGTAAGAGCAGATTCGTATTTTGACCAATATATGGATACATCAAAAATGGTAGCAGGATTTACAATGTCATCAAAAACAAGACCTATGGTTATAAGTAAGTTTCAAGAGGCTATTTCGGATAAAGGTGTTACATTTTATTCTAAAAGATTATTAGAAGAAATGAGAACTTTTATTTGGAAAAATGGAAGACCAGAAGCACAATCAGGTTACAATGATGATTTAGTAATGTCATTTGGAGTAGCCATGTATATGAGAGATACTGCTTTTAAATTTAAACAACAAGGAGTTGATTTAACTAAGAGTATGTTAAATGGAATATCAACAAATAAAACAAATTACAATGGGGTTTATACTCCTAAAAACCAACAAGAAAATCCCTGGAAAATAGATAACCCTTACTCCAATGGAGAAGAAGACATTAGATGGCTTCTATAATATTTATAACAATATATAACAAATGGCAGATACTAGATTATTTTCAAGATTAAAAAGATTATTCTCAACGGATGTAATAATTCGTAACCAAGGTGGTAACCAATTAAAGGTTATGGATATTAATAAAATCCAACAATCTGGGGAATACGATACAAATTCATTAGTAGATAGGTTTAATAGAATTTATACAACATCACCTACTTCATTATATGGGTATCAAAGTAATTTTAACTACCAAACACTAAGACCACAACTATATTCAGAATATGATGCTATGGATACAGATGCTATTATTGCATCTTCATTAGATATTATAGCTGATGAGAGTACTCTTAAAAATGATATGGGAGAAGTACTTCAAATTAGAAGTTCTGATGAAAATATCCAAAAAATATTATATAATTTATTTTATGATGTTTTAAATGTAGAATTTAACCTTTGGCCTTGGATTAGAAATATGTGTAAATATGGTGATTTCTTTTTAAAACTAGAAATTGCAGAAAAATTTGGTGTTTATAATGTTATACCATATAATGCTTTTCACATTGAAAGATTAGAAGGACAAGATCCAAACAACCCATCTGACATTCAATATGCCTTTAACCCAGAAGGAGTATCAGCAGGTGGTTATGGATATTATAATGTGCCTAATACTAATAATGTAAATGGTAATGATATAATTTTTGATAATTATGAAATGGCTCATTTTAGACTACTTACAGATACTAACTTTTTACCTTACGGTAGATCATACATAGAACCAGCACGTAAATTGTTTAAACAATACACACTAATGGAAGATGCTATGTTGATACATAGAATAGTTAGAGCGCCTGAAAAACGAATTTTTTATATGAATGTAGGTAATATACCACCTGCAGAAGTAGAAAATTTTATGCAAAAAACAATTTCAAAAATGAAACGAACTCCTTATGTTGACCAACAAACAGGAGAATACAATTTAAAATATAACATGCAAAACATGTTAGAAGATTTTTACATTCCAGTTAGGGGAAATGATACAGCAACTAAAATAGAAACTACTCCTGGATTACAGTATGATGGGATTGCTGATGTAGAATATTTAAGAGATAAATTATTTGCTGCTTTAAAAGTACCTAAAGCATTTATTGGATATGATGAAAATACAGAAGGTAAAGCTACATTAGCTGCTCAAGATATTAGATTTGCTCGTACGATAGAAAGAATACAAAGAATTATTATTTCTGAGTTAACAAAAATAGCATTAGTTCATTTATATACTCAAGGTTATAAGGATGAAAATTTATCTAACTTTGAATTATCAATGACTACTCCTTCAATTATATATGATCAAGAAAGAGTAGCATTAATGACAGAAAAAATGACTCTAGCTCAAAATATGCAAGACTCAAATTTATTTCCATCTGATTGGATTTATGAAAATATATGGCACTTTAGTCAAGATCAATATGATGAGTATAGAGATTTAATTAAACAAGATGCTAAACGTAAGTTTAGATTAGCCCAAATTGAAAATGAAGGAAATGATCCTCAAGAAACAGGTAAATCTTATGGTACACCTCATGATTTAGCTTCATTATATGGTGTAGGTAGATCTCAATCAGATCCTTCAAACATTCCAGATGGATATAATGAAAAAAAGCCATTAGGAAGACCTAAGAAAAAACATTCAAAATCACATACTCAAGACAGTGCTTTTGGAAAAGATCCATTAGGTAGAAGCGGAATGAAAAAAGATTATAATGATAACAATAAGGTAAAACAAGATTTTCAAGGCGGATCACCATTAGCTTTAGAAACACAAAATATGTTAAAAAAAGTACCTAGACCTCCTAAAACTGAAAAACAATTAGTTTTTGAAACAAAAAATAAAGGAGAAGATCTTTTAGATGAAAACAATTTGAAATAATAATATCTTTTTATATATTTATAAATAAATTAAACTAGTAGGAATGAATATAAAACATTCAAAGTATAAGAATTCTGGTATCCTTTTTGAACTCTTAGTTAGACAGATAACAGCTGATACATTAGATGGAAAGGATTCTAAAGCAAGAAGAATTTTACGTGAATTTTTTGTAAAAACTGAATTAGGGAGAGAGTATAAATTATATGATACTCTATCTAAAAAAACTAATTTAACAGAAGCTAAAGCCAATTTAGTATTGGATTCTATTTTGGACTCTTCAAAAAATTTAAATAGAAAAGCCTTAAAAAGGCAAAAATATAATTTAATTAAAGAAATTAAAAACCATTATGATGTTAATAAATTCTTTAAGCATAAACTTCCAAATTATAAATCCCAGGCAGCCCTATATACTTTAATTGAAATAAAAGCTAATCCAAATCTCAATAATATTAAGCATGAAATTAGTAATAAACTCACTATTTTAGAGCATTTATCATCTACCAAACTAACTCCAGAAAACCAACCTACTTTAATTAAAGAGTTTAATAATTATGATAAGGATTTAAAAACATTAACTTATAGAATTTTATTAGAAAAATTTAACAGTAGATATAGTAATTTAATTCCCGAACAAAAAATAATCTTAAAAGAATTAATTACATCAATTGATAATACTCCTAGATTAAAAGAATTTTACAATATTAAAGTAGAAGAAATAAAAACATCACTTACTAATTTAAACGAAGGAGTTCAAGATAAAACTACTCAAATTAAAATTGAAGAGGTAGTTAAAATTCTTCCTACAATAGGTAAAACATCAAAAGTTAAAGATGATGATTTAATTAATTTGTTACAATATTACGATTTAATAGAAGAATTAAAAACTACAAATGTACAGGTTCAAGCTTAAGGAAATAGAAGTTGGTGACACCGATACTAAAGGTGGCAAAAAATCTACAGTAACTGATGTTAACCCTGAAACTGGGGCTATTACTTGGGATATAAAAGATGTAGCTGACTTTACTTCAACATATAAAGAATTAGAAAAAGCAAAAGATTTCTTGTCTAAATTAGAAAAAACAGGTAAATCTAAAGATGATCCTGCTATAGATAAATTAGCGGCTGAAATTCAAGAATTATTCAATACATTCAGATCTCATATTAGAAAAAACTATCCTGAAGAATATGAAAGGGTGTTAAGATTAAAAGAAGATCTTTCAATAAAAGGTAAAAAGGTAAAAAGAATTAATAAAAACAATAGTAATAATCCTGAAGATTACACAGTTGAATACGAAGATGGAACCTCAGAACCTTATGTAGATACATTAGAAGAAAATGAAGGTAAAGTTGATTGGGATAACATTGCAAAAGACGTAGCAGATAAATTGAAAGGCGGTTACTGGCCATGGGCAATTAAAAAGGGTGTAAAAAATATAACCCCTGAAGATATTGGAAGTGTCCTTATAGCTGGTGGATATACTACCAATTCTGGTATTGAAAAGAATATAGGTGGTATTATGGATAAAGTATTAGCTCTTGTCAAAGAATCAGTTAATGAACAATCCGAGCAATGGACACAATTAGATGTTATTAACATTAACAAATCACTAAGATTAGCTCTTAAAACATTTAACAATCTTGTTAGAAATTTAAAAAGGTTAGAGGGAGAATTAGGTAAACATAGTAACAAACCACAAGGTAATCTTCTTCAAGGTATGGCTCCTGACTCATTTGATTATATGGGGGTACAAAATAAACTTAATAAATTATATAATGCTTTTAGTAATGCCTTTTCTATTGATGAATCAGTTAATGAATCTGTTAACTACCGAGATATGGCTGTTAAATCTGCAAATGCATGGGATGGAGGAGAGTTTCTAAAATATATTAATGATTTAAATAAAAAAAATGTAAAGATTCCTAAAAAATACATGAAGGACTTACTTGATACTATCAAGTATGCAAATAAACATAAGGATGAAAAAGGTTCTGATTATCATCAAACAGAAGCAATTAATGATTTTTATGACACATTAGAAATACTATTTAAAAATGGTATATTAACCGGTAAAGAACTAAATGAATCAGTTAATGAAGATGCTTTACAAGGTCCTGAAACTAAAGATGTTTATAAAGTAGGAGATACAATCATATACCGTGATGGGAATAAAGCTAAATCAGGTACTATTGAACATAGATCTCAAGATAGAGGCATCAATTCACTTAAATATTATATTAAAAGTGATAGTGATGGTAAGGGATATTTTGTAAAACATGATAATGTAGTAGGAATAAACTTAGAAGAAGAATCATCAACATCACAAGGAGGTGCTTCATTTACCCCTGGTAGTGGGGCTCAATATGCTACTCCATATGCTTTTAAAAAGAAAAATAAATCTAATAAATCTAACAATATTTATAAGTATAAATTAAGTTCTCCTTTTAACAAACCTGTACCTAAAAAAATTAAGGGGTCTGGATTAGAAGTAAAACAATTATTTGAAAAAGAGGAATTAACTGAATATAGTGATTTCCAACAAAAAAGAATTAATGTATTTGATGAAGTTGAAGAAAAATTAAATTCATTAGGTCCCCTTTTATCAAATGCTAAAAATGCAACTGCTGAATATTATAATGAAAATCCAGGTGCATATACTATAATATATTCAACTGATATGATAAATGAATTATTAGATGATATAAAAGAATTATTAAAACAAACAGAATGAAAGGAACATTAACAGAACAATACGGATTAATTAAAAATGGTAAGGGCCATAAAGATGTTTTCTTAAAGGAAGCTAAAAAATTATTTCCTAATTTTATTAGACAAGGAGCTACATTTAATGAAGCATCAACCATTTTAAAACAAAAAAACATTATAAATGAAAATTTTGTTGGGGTAGGAGCAATTAATAATCCTTTTGAAAAAAAGAAAAAAGAAGGATATGAAACAGCTTTTGATAACTTTTTAAAAGAAGCAAAAAAGAAAACAAAAAAATCCCCAAGTGTAAAAGCTACTGAAACTAAAGTATCTAAAATGGTTCAAAATTCACAAAGCCATGCTTATAATGAGGGAGATAAAAAAGAACCTAATAATATGATTTTTGGTCAAATTCAAATGGGATACTATTGTGAATTAAAAGAACCTAAAAATGAGGGAAAAACAGATCAAGAATTATTAGATATTGTTTACAAAAATTTAGCTAAAGATTCTATTTACTATACTAAAAATGGACAATTTGGAGAAGCAGGTGTTGGCTATACTAATGATGTACCGGGTTTAGGTGAACCTAAAGAAGCAAAAGGACCATATAAATCAAGTGGATATGGTAAACTTAAAGAACATTCAGTTTCAATGGCAGGTGGTATTGTAACTGGTGGTGGGTTTGTAGGTATGAATTATATGGATTATTATGGTTTAAATGAAGATGAAACTAATGAGGCGACAGAACAGGAAGTAGAAAACCAAAAAGACTTAAATGCTGAATTAGAAAAAACAGCTAAGCTACAAAAAGATATGATGGAAGAAGACATGAATGCCCCAATGCATATAGAAGCATTATTAGATGCTGCTGAAGTAGCCTATGAAGCAGGAATGACTATAGATGAAATCATGAGTGAAATAGAACAACATTTAGGTGGTAAAATGGGAGATTTTTAATATGAAACAAGTACTTATTGAAACAAAATTATTTAAACCCTCATCAGGTATAATTTCAGAAGGTAAAATGTCTGAAAGGGGTAATCCTATAGTAGAAGGCATACTAGCTACAGCTGAAGTAAAAAATGGTAATGGTAGATATTATTCTAAAGATTTATGGAATAGGGAAATAGATAAGTATAAAGAATTAATTAAAGAAAATAGAGCATGCGGTGAATTAGATCACCCTGAATCTCAAGTAATTAATTTAAAAAATGTTTCACATAATATTAAAGATATGTGGTGGGATGGAGATAATGTAATTGGTAAAATAGAAATTTTACCTACACCATCAGGAAACATACTTAAAGCATTGATTGAAAGTGGTATTACTTGTGGTGTATCATCACGAGGAATGGGTTCATTAGAACAAAATGGTGACATAATGGAAGTTCAAGATGATTTTGAATTACTATGTTGGGATTTTGTTTCCACACCATCTAACCCAGGCTCATATATGACATTAAAAGAAGGAAAAGAAAATAATATAAACCCATATGCAAAAGTAAACACTATAGTAACAGAAATACTATGTGCAAACGGCAATTGCCCAATATTTTAAAAAAATGAAAGATTTTGATTTAAGAAAATATTTAGCTGAAAACAAGCTAGTAAAAGAAAACATAACTTTAGATGCCGCTCTTATTAAATTTGAAAATGACGAAAGTGATTCAAGTGCTCAACCTAGTATTGAAGGAATCACAGAAATAGGAAAATTTATTGACTTTTTAAGAGAAAGAAATTATAATGAAACAGAATTAGACATAGCATTTGATGAGTATACTGATGAAATAAGACCTCCATTCAATACTCATACAGACATACAAAATTTTATTGATTACTACAGAGCTGAAAATAAGCTAGTAAAAGAAAATAGAGCTTTATATGATAAAGTTGTAGGAAATAATTTTGAAAGAGGAAATAAAGAAATGTCTTTTGATTATGAAAGAGATATGGTCCATAAAGTAATAGATGGAGTTAAAAATGATTTTTCTAATGATGAAATGCTCACCCGTGAATATATTAACACCATCATAGCAGCACTTGAAGAACTTAAAGTAAGTGATTTTTAAAAAACAAAATTATGAGAAAATCAGAATTAAGACAAATCATCAAAGAAGAAATTTCTAAGGTATTAAATGAAGATAATTACCCATCTCCTGCTCAAAAAGTAGCTCACATATTAAAAGCTCAAAATTATTATAACAACGATATTGATTTCGTTGCTAAATTAGAACAAAAATTCAACACAAAAATTAATGATAAGAATTGGATGGGTAATCCAAGCCCTCTACCCTTTATTGATAGTTTAATTAAACGTTGGTCTCCACAATGGTATGAAAATGAAGAGTTAGGAATGAATGCCTTTGATTTAGAAAACTTTATAGCTAAAACTATTCAATCTTATAGATAATCTTTCAACTGAAAGATAAATTTTTTGCGATTTTAAAGAATCCTTACATACGTATACATGCAAATATGTCATTCCCTCAAATCTGATATGACATTGGCACTAATATAATCTATTACGTTTCTTAATAAACGTACTTTCCAAATTTAAAATATAGGAATAATGGCAAAACGAGATATTCTCAAAGAAGCTATTGCTGACGCCAAAGCTGTAAAAGAAGTTGCTATAGAAAATGCTAAAGTTGCTCTAGAAGAATCTTTTACCCCACACCTTAAATCTATGCTTGCTGCAAAGATTCAAGAAATGGATGAAGATGATGATAAAATGGAAGAAATGCTAGATATGGACCCAGACATGCGTGAACCTGCAGATGATGAATATGCTCCTGCAAGAGACACAGTTGACAGAACAATGATGGAAACTGAAGATATGGATGAAGAAATTGATCTAGATGAAATCCTAGCAGAATTAGAAGGTGAAACATTAAACGAAGAATCTGAAGCTGAACGTGCTGACGTAGACAAATATGAATACGAAGAAGGCAAAGAAGAAGGCGAAGAAGAAATGGATGATGCAGAATCTGTAGATATCGAAGATATGACAGATGATGATTTAAAAACATTTATCGAAGATGTTATCGCTGATATGGTTTCTAGTGGTGAACTTGAAGCAGGAGACAATTTTGAAGAAGAAGATGAAGACACAGATGTTGAAATCGTAGATGATGAAACAGAAGAAGTTGAAGTTGATTCTGAAGAAGTTGAACTTGATGAAGTAATGACATCAAGAGCTGATCAAGGAGCTGCTGCTGGTGTAGCTGAACTTGTAAAAATGGTAGGAAAACTAAAAGATGTACCCGCAGAACTTAAAGATAAGTTCCAAAAATGGGTTGATACTTTAGAAAAAGATCCTAAACATAAGTACAAATCAGGTAAATACGCTACAGTAACAAAGGAGTCAGAAGAAATAGCTGAAAACAAAAAACTAAGGAGAGAATTAAAAGAAGCATATGCTACTGTTAAAACTCAAAAATCTACCTTAAATGAAGTAAGATTGTTAAACGCAAAATTGCTTTATACAAATAAGATTTTTAAAGCGAAAAGCTTAACAGAAAATGAAAAAGTTAAAGTATTAAGTTCATTTGATAAAGCTACAACCATTAAAGAATCAAAATTGATTTTCGAGACATTAAGTGAGGGACTTAAGTCAAAAAGAACACCAATTAAAGAATCTTTAGGTAGAGCTTCCAAATCAACTGGAAACTTTAAATCAAACAAAAAACCAATTATTGCAACTGACCCTATGGTGTCTAGATTTCAAAAATTGGCAGGTTTAAAATAAAATAAATTAATAACTAAAATTAAAACTTAAAAAAATGAGTCAATTAAATTCTCTTTTAGAAAGCTCTGCTTCCGGTTGGAAAAATATGCAGAGTGACGCTGCTAGATTAGCGTCAAAGTGGGAAAGAACAGGACTATTAGAAGGTTTAGGTTCAGAAATTCATAAGAACAATATGTCTATGATACTTGAAAACCAAGCTAAGCAATTAGTTGTTGAGCAATCTCAAACTGACCAAGGTGGAGCTACATTTAATGTAGGCCAAGGTGCTCAGTGGGCAGGTGTTGCTTTACCAATGGTGAGAAAAGTATTCGGACAAATCGCTTCTAAAGAATTTGTTTCTGTACAACCAATGAATTTACCTTCTGGTCTAGTATTTTTCCTAGATTTCCAATATGGACAAGACAAAGAACTTAACTTTGGTCCTGCTAATGATGTTTATACAAGCCCTGCTTCAATGTATGGTAATACTGATCCTGGTGCAGGTGTAGACCCATCAGGTGGTTTATACGGTGCTGGTAGATTTGCTTATTCAATTAACCAATTTTCAGCTTCAGTTGATAAAGTAGCTTCAGGTTCAGCAACTTGGGCTATGGTTGATTATGAATCAGAAAAATCAGCTTCAGTTGCTGCGGGTGTTACTTATTCTTTCATCACTATTTCAGGTTCTCAATTAACAAGACCTGATATGAAAGGTGTTAGAGCATTTGTAGCTACTTCAGGTTCAAATTTTGCTAATGCTGATTTACTTCCTCAATATACTTCAGTTGCTGCCAATGGTACAGATATTACATTTGTATACGCAGTTAGCGCAGCAGAATTAAATGTTGGAACTGATCAAACATTAGTATTGTATAACCAACAACCAACTGACAATAACAGAGGTGATTTTGAAGATGCTAGCGGTGCTGGTTTCCCAAATAACCAATCTGATACTGCTCTTTCAATTCCACAAATTGATGTGAAAATGAAATCTGAAGCAATTGTTGCTAAAACTAGAAAGTTAAAAGCACAATGGACTCCAGAATTTGCACAAGATTTGAATGCTTACCAAGCACTAGATGCTGAAGCTGAGCTTACTTCAATCATGAGTGAATATATTTCATTAGAAATTGATCTTGAAATTATTGATATGCTTATCCAAGATGCATCAGCTGCTGATGAATACTGGAATGCAGAAAACAATCAGTCATTAAATGCCGCTCAAAACGGATATGATAACTTGAATTTCTTCAATACTCAAGGACAATGGTTCCAAACATTAGGAACTAAAATGCAAAAAGTATCTAACAAAATTCACCAAAAGACTCTTAGGGGTGGTGCTAATTTTGCTATGATTTCTCCTTCAGTTGCTACTATCATAGAATCAATCCCAGGATTTGCTTCTAACGCTGATGGTGATGCTTCAAAAGGTAAAT